GCCGGGGGCACCGTCATGCAGGCCGGCGAGGCGATCGGCGATCCGGGTTTCGATTTGCGCAAGCCGCGCCTCGATCACGTTGCCGTATTCGTCGAGGCGCTGCGCGACGACGCGCTCGCCATTCACGAGCAGCTCGGCGAGACGTTGCGTTTGTCGATGGTCCGCCTCGGCAAGCTTAATCGCTACTGCGCGAATGATTTCATTCGCCGAGAATGGTTTGTTCATTGACAAACCCACCGTGCTAGAATGCGCGACGGGCCGGCGTTGGGGCGCCAGCCCGTCACTTGACACAGCAACCTGGTGAGAGGTGAGCCATGCCCAAGATCATCGATATCACTGGCCAGACGTTCGGTCGATTGACCGTCATTGCGTGCATCGGTCGAAAAGACAAAAATGCCCTGTGGCAATGTCATTGCTCTTGCGGCCGCAAGACATCCGTCATCGGCAAGCTTCTGCGCAGTGGTCACACGAAATCGTGCGGCTGCTGGCGCCGAGATAATCGCGCGCAACAATCGTGGAAGCATGGCGATGCCGCTACGCGCTTGCACCGCATCTGGCGAGGCATGAAAACGCGATGCTGCAATCCTCATTGCAAGGCTTTCTCTCGCTATGGTGCTCGTGGAATTCGCATTTGCATGGAATGGCAGCAATTCGAGGCCTTTCGGGATTGGGCGCGGGCCAATGGCTATGCAGAGCATCTGACGATTGATCGCATCGACAATGACGGTAATTATCAACCTGATAATTGCCGTTGGGCTACATACGCTGAGCAGGGACGACATGCTCAGCTGCGATATAATCGATGACCGCAAGCAGCTGAACCATCCGCTCTTCATCCGGTTCATCGTCCGGATCTTCTTCGTCAGGATCATCGACGACCGGCGTGGATGGCACCGGCGATTCCGGCGGCGTCGCGGACCATGCGCTCAATGGAATTTGTTGGGCTTGCAGACGTGGCTCGTCGCCGTCTTTTACGGCAGGAAGTCCTTCCATCAATCGAGCCTCGTTGGGGCTGTATAATCCGCCAGTAACGCCGCGCACGAGACCTTCAATTCGATCCTTATAGAGACTCCGCAATAATGCCCGTGTATCGAATTCGCACCATTGGCGCCCCGCCGGAACGGCGTTCAATCCGACGAAAGCATCGAATGCCACCTCGATGTGATTGATCAGCCAGCCAAGGCGGGCCGACAGCCATTGCGCCATCACTTCCTCGGCGGATTTTTGCGTCGCCGTGTCGCCGATGCCGAGCAGGATCGCCGGCACGCCGAACACCGCGGCGATCGCCGCATTGGTAAGTTTGAGCTGCTCGATCGTTTGCGAGTCCTCGGCCGACATGGTGACGGGCTGAAACTTAAGCCCGGCGGTGAGGATCGGCACGCCGCCCTCGGCCATTTGCGCCGATTGCGTTTGCCATCGCGCGCGCAGCTCGTCGACCTGCGCCGAGGTGAGCACCAGGTCGGTGGTGAGCAGGCCGCTCGGCCGCGTGTTCGCGGCGTAGGTCGTTTGCGCGCGCGTGATCGCGCTGCGCTGCGCGAGATCAGGCGCGAGCGCGGTGAGCCACGTTTCGCCGATCAGCGGGTGACGCGGCGTCGCCAATTTCACGTGAAACACGTCGCGCGCTGGGATCACGAGGCTATTGCGGCCGAGGCCGAACGGATCGAAGGCGATCAGCGGATTCTCGGAAATCTCGTAAAAAATCTCCGATCGCTGTTGCCCGGCAATCGGCACCTCGCGCACCCGGCATTGCCGCGGATCGGTCCAATGCAGCGCCGTCACCTCGTTGCGATCGTTGCGCTGCGCGATCCAATAGCTGTTGCCGGTGTAGAGCAGCGACCGAATGAGGTGCACGAGGAAATCGCTCGGCGTTTGGTAGTCGTTCGGCGCGCGCAATAGGCGCGACAGCGCCGACGTCGTGATCGTTTCCGTGCCGCCGTTGTCGAGCTCGCGCTTATGGTGGCCCGGCAATTGAGCCAGCGACGAGATATAAGCCCAAACGCAAGCTTCAACCGTCGAGCATCCGCCATGTGGCAGCGGATCGTAACCCATCTGCCACCAATTGAGATATTGCCCGGCGGCCGGTGGCAACCATCCGCCATTGACGTAGTACGGGCCGCCGTACCAGTTGCCCTCGCCGGCCGGATTGAACGACCGGCGCAGCGGGGCAACGATCCGCGATAGCGCAGTCGTGACGGCGCGCAGCATCAGCGGTGTTTCGCCGGCCGGCCGGGCCGGCGGCGCGGCATGTCGCGGGTTTCATATTCGCCGCCCTCGCCGGCCGTCATGTCGCGATCTTCCTCGACAGGCTCGACAGGCTTGGCCGGCGCGGCAATGCCGGGCGTCGAGCCCGGCATTTTCCATTTCGGATCGGTCGGTGCGGCGGTGTCGCGCACGAGCTCGGTGCCCGGCTCGAGCTTTTGCGCCCATCCGTCCGGTGCGGTTGCGTCCTCGACATCCTCGTCGGGAATTTCCACGCGCCGGCCGACGAGCGGCCCACGCCAGGCGTGCACGAACACCATGGCCGAATCCTCCTACCAGTTGACATTCTGGATGAGTTGCACCATGCCGCTGCGCCGCATGCCCCACGAGATCGGCATGATCATGCGCACCGCAACCGAGGCGGTTTGGAACAGCGAGCGCACCGGCGCCGCGACGACGTTCGGCGTGCCGGCGGCCGAGATCGGCAGCACGGTCGGCGCATTAGCGGGCGCCGGGTAAGTGCCGTCATCCATGTGCAACGTCGCCTGATCGGACACGTCGAACGCCGGCGCGCCCATTGCCGAGGCGAAATCTGCCGCATCGATCAGCGTTACCTCGCCGGCGGGCTGATTGAGCGATTGCACAATGTTCATGCTGCCGAGAATGTCGCGGAAGATGAATTGCCCCGCTTCCGTCTGCAGCAGCAGGTTGTCGTACTGGATCGGATTCATGATCCAGACCTTGTTGCGTCCGCCGCCGGCGGTGGTGATTGCACTGTTGAGCGCCCGAATGTCGGTGATCGCCGCGCTCGCGCCGGCCGCCGCCGCCGTGATCGGCGTCACTCCGAGGTAAAGGCCGGCCGGCCGCACGCCGGCGATCGCCGCCTCGTCGGACAACAGCGACAGATCGAGTGTCCATGCGGTGTCCTCGAGGATCGCGTCGCGGATGATGCCCTCGATTGCCGGCGTCGAGGATTGCTGCATTTCCCGCGTGTAGACCGAGATGACGGCCATTTTGTACGGCGACAACGTGAGCGAGGCGGTGAGGCCCTGCCGCACCGGAATCGGCGCGCCCTCGCCGACGAACGCGCCCGACAAACGCCGATTGTTGGCGGCGTCGACGAGGCCGTTCGGCGGCGGCGTGCCGGTGCCGTATTTGCGATAGGGGATGCGGATAGGCGTCTGCCCTTCAAACTGCAGACCGACGCCGGCCGCCGCGAGCCGCGGAAAGATCGACACCGGCTTGAGCGTTTCCATGAGCGCCGCCAACGTTTCCGTCCGCACCAGCTCGGCCGCCCATCCGACAACGCTCGTCATGGCGGGCGCGGTGGTCGTGCGGATGAAGGTTTCCACCTCGCGATCATCGCGATAACGCTCGGCGAGGATGCGCTCGACGGGCTGGCGCGTGGTGTGCGCCAGGTAAGCAACCGTCGCGTTTTTCACGAGCAGATCAAACGGCGAGTGCTTTTTCTTGAAGCTCGCCGCCGGCACGATCGACGGCGATTGCACCGCCGGCGGCGTCGCCTGCACCTGGCTTGCAATTTCAAATTCAAAGCTGCGCAGGCGCCCGAGCACAGCCTCGGCCGCGGCGTGCTCGTCGCGCAGCAAATGCGCCGAGTCGCTTTCCTCGTCGGTCGGATCGCGGTTTTCCGCCTCGATCCGCTTGCGCAGCTCGGCCAGCTTGTCGCGCAGGCCGGTGATTTCGATTTCCTTGGCTTTGATCTTTTCCGAGATCGTCATGGTCGTGCTCTTTTGCGCGAGAGGTTTCGGCGTGCTTGCCGACAAGCCCGAACCGTGTCGCGCGGCGTGCTCGCCGAACACGATCGAGCAGATTTCAGGCGGCATCCCCTTGGCGACGGCAAGCGCGTGCGGATTGGCCGCCACCGACACCAGGGAACATTCGAGCAGCTCGGCCTTGGTGAAACGGAACGGGCCGAAATACTCGTCGGATTTTTCGGTAAGCTTTTCCTTGCCGAGCGCGCGGAAACCGACCGACACCGCGCGCAGGATTTTTTGGGCGACGAGCTTGCGGATCGAGTCGACGAGCGACGAGGTGCCCTCGTCGGCGAGCTCGAGGAAACCCGTCAGGCGACCACCGCGCACGGCGACATCGCGCCACCGGCCGATCACCTGGTTGCGATCATGGTTGAACAGCGCCACCGGCGAGCGGCGGAAATGCGCGAGCTGCCAGCCGGCTTGATCGATCACGTCGCCCATGCGGTCGACCGTGTCGTCGCTCATGACAAATTCGAGCGGCTCGTCGCCGGCCGGCGGCGCCGCCCGCATTTGAAACCGTGCATCCGGCGGCAGCGGAACGGCGTCGCGCAAGAGCGCCTGCAGATTGGCGTGCAGCGTCATGGCGGATTGTCCGTGAGGTTTCAGGCGATCAGCGCCTTGAGCTCGACCATCGGCGTGGCGCACGCTTTCATCGCGCCCGCCGCCATCACGCTCGCAACGGCAGGATCAATGCGGCCGTAGGATTTGCTCTTGCTCAGTTTGCGGTTGCCCGCCGGATCGCGCACCGCGATC